ATCTAAAACAAAACTATGATCGTTTGTTAGTTGTCTGTGAACAAAATTTTTACCAAACTGTTTTACATACTCTTCTACTAAAGGTGTTAAAACAGTATTGAAAAAATAATTATCTTCATCTATTAAAGTTAAAGAAGATTTTACGTGTCCAACTAAATGTGGTTTAAAATTTATTTTACTTTTAGAAATATATTTATCTAAAACTTTTATTGTTTTGTTATCTAATTTAGCTTTTAACCAACCAACATTAGCAGGATGTACTACTTCTATGTTCATTATTCTTTTGCCATTCCTTTCAAGACCGCTGTCATACACACATGTATAAATCTAAATGGTTGTTTACCATGGTCAACTGTAAACTCATGTTCTAGATATCCTGGAAATATAATTAAGTCTCCTGGATTAGGTTTTATATGTATAACCTCCGTGGCTGGAGTCAAGCCACTATCCTCTTGTTGATAAAGTTTAGTAGTTCTAGCTCCTGCTCTTGGGTCATGAAAAAGAGGATAAGATGTATTCTCTCCACACTTTAAAAAATAAAAAGCATTAACATGTGTATTCCAATGTATGTGTGCTCCATGATGACCACCACCATTTTTAGCAAACTCTTGAACCCAACTTTGTTCTAAAAAAGTTTTATACTTACTCATATCAAATCCAGACCAATCTAAAAACTCCCAACATTTTTGACCTATGTAATTATGAAAGTCTCTAAAATTATTATCTGCTAATAATGGGTCTGAGTTATGTGTAATTCCAAAATCTTTAGTTTTTTTAATTAGGTCTTTGTTTCTTTTTCTAGCCTTTTTAATATACTCATTAGATAATTTATTTAATGATTTTAAAAATTCTTTTTTTTCTTCTTTCCAGATAGGAGTTGTAAAATAAACTAACTTTTCCATAATTATTTAAAAGGATATCCAAGGTTCCAAAGAACTAATGAATATCTTGTCCCTTTCGTTA